AGCCTCACGAGCCATCATTGCTTTGGTTATGTCTTCTATAGAACATTCGGCTACAAGTTCTTTTGCTCGCAAAGGGTCGAAGTCAGCAAGAACGTAGCAGTAATAAACATACGCTCCGCCAACTTCAACCACTAGGTCATTAGGTGCGAGCAAGTCTAATGACTCTAAAGTGCTCCGACTCCATTGGAAGGTACTTGTCGCCTGCTCGTAAAAAAATCCCACGCTTCCTCAAGCGTGCCCAGTTCCAAGTCATCCGATTTCCAAGTGTCATCAGTAATTTGTTTGTCTAGTTTCATACATTTTTCTGCGGTAAATCTACAATACTTAGCACGAAACTCTTCATCTAAACGCCATGCGTTTATTGCATCGAGGTCATCTAAACTATATTCATCAATATCGGTGCTGCCCTTTTCGATTTTTTTATATGTTTTAGGATGATTCTCTTTGTACCAGCCCAAGAGCATTTGTCTGCGCTCTTCGACTACTTTATCAAAACGAATAGGGGTCGGCTTTACTTCAAACCGAACCCCCATAAATTCGCCAGTTACTTTTGTTATTCTTCCCATAAATTGCTCGCTTTATTTTAGGGTTATTAAGTGTTAAACTCTACAAATTCATAATCAGTAGAAAGTTGCAGGGTGGGATTCTTAAACTTTAAGGTATCGTCATCTCCGATTTCTACTGATACACGCACATATTCGCACGCTGCCACAAGAGTCTTGCTTACTTGCTTAACGCCAGTACCGCTGATAGCTGTAGTCGCTTGAACGCCCGTTGGAGAGCCCCCATCATCGTAGCACTGAATACCTATGACTGGGCTCGTAGCCGAGTCTTCGGTTACATCAATGCTAAAGGTTACGGTCTTAGCTGGGAACGGAAAGTGTATGTCTCTATACATGGTTCCGCCCGAACTAGCTGCGTCTGTTATGGTTTGAACGCCCGCAGTGAAGTCAAGGGTATCAATAGTGTCCGTCCACCCAGCCGCTAGGTCAGTGGTAGAACCCTCTTGCCAACCGTACAAGGCTAATCCATTCTTACAGTAGGACATTTCTGCGCTGTGCTTGCCCGTAGTGGAGTCATATCCACCTTTGGCTTCACGTGCGCTAGAAAATCTAAAGGACATATTGTCCTCGAAACCCTTGTTGATTTGTAGGGTTCCTTCCATCTGAAGAATAGAGTCGTCTAATCCATATCCAGTGAACACTAGGTTGGTTTGAGCGTCTGCCCACGTAAACAACTGTGCCTTAGCGGATTGGCTATATACCCCAGTAACGGTGATGTTATAGTTTTTGCTAGTAATTATCTCACGGTTATTCTCAATGACCTGTGTGTTAGGTTCAATGCTAATAACTTGGCGAGATGCTTCAGCCGCACCTTCCTGAACCACCGAAAACTGAAGAGTTTCGGTAAGGTCGGAAGTATTAACTAAAGCTAGTTTGCTTAGTTGCGTAGGCATTGTATTCTACCAGTTTATAGTGTTAGGATTAAGCGGAGGCTACTACCATAGCTACTTCACCGTCTACGTCAGACGCTTGAGCAACTAATACAGTCTCTAAACGACCATTATCAAATGCGTGATGTCCTTGGATGTAGGTAAGCTGAGTAGTAAGGTCGTGTGACCCGCTCTTTCCGTTTAGCTTTAGTTTACCTTCGGTTGGAAGCGTTCCATCCGTAGAAACGTAAGCGCTGTCTAGGATAGCTCCGCCACCATCAAAAGCAGTGTTTTTAGAGCGAATAACGATACGACCCGTATAAGACTCGTATATCTCACGATTGTCTTCTACGTTTACGGTATCAGGCTCTAGTGTTACTTCTACACCTTCTACGGTGATGTTGCTGATTACGCCCTGTGACGAGCCGCCACTATTAAGGATTTCAGCAGATTCAAATATTAACTTTGCCATTGTGTTGTTGTGTTTTGTTTAGGATATTTGGATTATACTTTCAAAGTTTACGGTGGTAGATAAGTAGCCGTCTTGTTCCTCTACTGAGTCTACCCCAGTAACCGTGAGCGTCCACAGGTCACTGTTAATGTCTGATGCTGTCGTATCGGTTGCCCAATCAAACAGCTGGTCACTAATTTCAAGTGCCCTATCGTATACCGTGTCCTTTAGGCTATGCGAATCAGGCTGCTCAATATATATTGTTGCCTGAAACTGTTGTGTTAGTTCGTTAGGCTTTTCATCATTAAGTAAGTAGTCGGTAGTTCCACTTTGCAACTTAAACACTACTACTTCACGTTTAATATCTGCACGCTTCCTAATATCGAAGTTATTACCGCTATACTTCAATACCTTTTCAACAGTTGTTCTTGAGTCTGTAGATGAATAACTACTAAAGTTAGATATGTAACCACTAAGTATTGAGTTTCTATCCATGATGATTTTAATTTAATACAAGCTCTGCTTTAATAATCCTCTTGTTGTTTAGTAATTTTGATATAATATTCTGAGTATCCTCAATGTTCATTTTTTGTTCGCTAGAATTAGAATCTTTATCAACGGGAAACTGCCTTCTTTCAGGTAGTTTAGTAGTTCCTTGTTCATGATTTTTCATGTACGAGGCTACTTCGCTTTTTTCATACCCAAATCCAATGCTTTTCTTTTTGGTTTCATAAGTAAAAGATTCATAAGCGTCTCCTGAGTAATAAAAATCAGGTTCCGGTCTTCTTCCTAAGTCTACTTTTTCTTGAGCGTACCTTTCATTAAGTGAGAAACGCTCACGACCATCAGGACCTTTAGACTGACTATTCATTTCTTCTATTGAATCTGAATATACTGTACCTATGTCATCTAAAGTCTTATTAAATTCAGCTGAACCGAAAGTGTCTTTAATGTCTTTTACTATTGCTTCGCCTATCTTCATTAGTATAAACTCATGAATCTAACTCTAGGAGTTGTTTTAGGTTTGGTAAGTAAACCACTTAGTCTCCTAAGATTAGCTGTTAAATATTGATTATACATTCCATAATATTTTCTAGCCTTTTCATAAGAATAGCTATCTCTGTGCGTTGCATCTTGCGAAAACCACAATTCTAAAAATTTATAGGATAGTAAATCAACAAGAAGTTCTTCAGAATCTGCTGCATAAATAGCGTCTAGTAACGCTGTTTCTGTAGCATACGTAGAATCGTTTATATATTCCCGTAGATTCTCAAGAATATCCGTTTTAAGGAGCTTAATTGCTTTATCTAGTATTAGGTTATCCTTTTCGGATAGATTGAGCGTTGTAGTGCCCCCTGTGACGTTCACGCCTTTAAACGTGAGTTCTTCTAGTGCATCTATATCGTCTCTAGTAAGGGTTAAGCTACTAAACGCCATAATATCTTATTTGTTTCGTTGGTCTTGTTCGTGTTTTATCCTGTGCCATTCACCGTACCACTTTGTCATCATGTAGCCGAGCGTAACCAAACCAATAAGTAAAGAGACACCAGCAGAAACTTGATTAAGTGTTAGGCTAGAAAGCATGCCCACGGCTCCTATCACTGCTTTATAGTCCATTATCTCATCTATGTTTATTATTTTGCTTTCCATGGCTTAAAAAAAGGGGGAGCCGTTGTCAAAAATGACAACATTTCCCCCAATTTTGTTGTTAGCGTGTAGCTTACGCTTTAGCTACGTTACCACGAATGTATCGTCCACCTAGGTCTGGTCTGAATACCTTAGTTCCGTAAAGAACTTCGATAAGGATGTCAGCACCTGACTTGGTTTCTTCTACAGTAAGAGTGTAGTTAACGTTGTTCATAGGCTCGAAACCTGCTGCTCTACGAACACCAGAACCTGAACCGCTATCTACAGATGGCATTACCGCAGTTACTAAGGCAAGAGCGGATGGGTCATAGAAGAACTGCTCACGTCCAGTGTCACCTGAAGCAATATCAACTGGGTTGATAGTAGCGTCATCAGCAACAGCTTTACGTAATGGCTCTTTAAGAGTCAATACAGTTCCAGTTTGAGACTCAACAGTGTAGAAGTCATCAGTGCCTTTAGCAGAACCGAAAGTAACGATGTCACCCTCAGCTAAAGATACAGTAGCAGCACCACCAG